TTAACCTTGCCGCCGCGCTTGCGAAATTCACCGGCCAACACGCCGCCCGGCGCGTCCTTGTCCGGCAGCACGCCCAGAGCGCCGCCGCCCAGTTTGTGCGCCTTGCCGCCGCGCTTCATGCCGCCGACGTGCTTGGTGCCTGCGCGACCCTCGTTGGCTTCCTTCATGTCGCGGTTCAGGAGGCTGTCCGCCGTCAGCGCCTTGCCGCCGCTCTTGCGGGGCTTGCGACCGGCGTGATGGTGGGCGTGCTCGCCCTCAACCTTGCCGCCGCGCTTGAACTGGCGACGGGAGATCGGGCGCAGGCCCGTCTTGGCTTCTGCCTCTAGAGGTTCTGCCTGTTTAAAGTCACTGGCGTCAACCTTGCCTTCGTCGTGAGTGCGGCTGTAGCGCTTGGCTTTCGCCGCACGCTCTTCCCGCGCCTTTTTGGCTAATTCGGACATGTCAGTCTCCTGCGGGGGGTTTACCGCGCTTTTGGTTTTGTCAAGTGTGCGACCATACGGAGGGCATGGTCAACAAGACCTCCGCCCGCCTTCGGCATTAACTTATTTCGGGCGGCTGACACGTCTTCTGGAGAAACGCCGTAGGCCTGTGCCTGCTGCGGCGTCATGTTCATTACCCCAGTAAGTGTTCGTGTGAACCTGTCGGCAGGGCGTGCTTGACTATCATCTCGTACGCCCCCTCGATTTCCGCGTCCGTCACCTTGTCCGCTGACTGGCGCTTCTCCACCAGATAGTTGAGTTCCTTGTTCAGGAGCCCCACTTGCGGATCGGACATCCGATTTACCGTCTCCCGGCCTAGAACCCGCACGGCTCTGTGCGAGATACTTTCGTAATGCGTCTTGTCGATCTTCATCTTTTCCATCCCATTTCATAATGGACACAGAAGGCATTCCCATCGACTCGTCCCACCCGGTGGAACGCCAGTAATGCTTCAGGTCCTCAAGTTGTTGATCGGTAGAATATTGTGGGTCAAACGGAATACGTCCTAACTCTTTAAAACCAAACTGCCTGTAAAACGATGGCAAAAAGCCATCCGGGTGTTTTTTAGATGGTACAGCATATGCGTCTAAGGCAGTAGCACCCTCTTTAATTGCTTTTAGCATGACCGAAGCGCCGCCAACCCCCTTGGCGCCCGGCTCATTGTTTACAACGCTGACCAAAGCGGTCTCATTAGGAGTCAATTCTGGGTGTTTAAACCCATATTCCTCCTCGTAATTTGTTCCGTGCTTCAGGCCAAAGTACACGTCGCCACTGGGTAACTTAAACGCCCTGAACTTCTTCTTCTTGACCATGTCCTTGATTTCCTTCTCAGAATACTGAGTAAGGGTCGAGGAGGCTTCAGAGTTTTTTAGGGCTTTAGACATCTCAGCAGGCGATACGCCGCCATGCCCAACGGGCGTTTCTGTATTAGTCCAACGGTCATGGGCGACATCAAGAGCCATACGGGCTGCTTGGGGGGACTGCACGTCCATTGGATGACTAGGCAGGTTGTCGGCAATTGCCTGAGTAACCGTGGTTGTCGGCAAAGCAAGATCAAACCCGCGCAAAATTTGCGCCGTGTCTGCTGCAGGATTTGAAGACTTACCAGACGCTTTCTTTGCTGCTCGTTTTTGATCAAACCAGTCTTTCCACAAGGTCTCTGCAGCAAAAGGATGGTGGAACTTGCCAACAATCCGACCGCGAATACCTAACGGATAGGACTCATGCGGAGTGAACCCTGACTTAACCAAATCGGCAACGCCCTTGTCTCCCTTTTCCAGTTCCAACAAGTACATCACGTCGCCACGGTTCAGACCCGAGAACCGAGGGTCTATCGTCTCTCTGGCAATTTTTTTGACGCTAGGAGCGCCTAATTTTTGCGCTCTTGCACTATGTAAAATTTTGGAAATCCGATCACGGCTTTCAAAGTTTAAAGAGTCAACGTAATTGTGAATATTTTGGTGTGCAAACCCCGGGAAGTCTTGCAAGACGCTAAGTTTCTTGTTCTTGGATTGCGCCCTGATCAGGGCATCAATTTGATCAAGGTTTTCTTTTGGAATGCGCTTGTCTCTAGCGTGAGCAGCCATTGTTCCAATCAAAGCACGGGCAAACGACGAATTAGATTCATGCGTGTTAGGCATCATCGCGGTGACAGCGGCATAGTCGGCATTCTTATTCAATTTGAACGTGCCGCGTCCTTTACCTTTAATAGCCCACCCCATGCCGCCACGCTGATTCTCTTCAATCAATGGGAATCCCGGGCCGCCGCGCATAGCAACAGGCTTAGTTAACTGACTGGAATCAATTCCCGTGTAATCAGGCCCGGTCTTTAAAAGATCGGCCCGAATTGGAAAAATTCTTTTCCCAACGAGATCTTGCGGATTGATCGTTGGCACTTCATCCCATGAAGAATAGATAGGTCGATCAACCTGCACTGACGACGCTTCATCTGCGGGGACAACTTTCTTTTTCTTAGGCGCTCCGCCACGCGCATATTTTTCTTCGCTCGAAAATGGAATGCCTGCGGCCCGCATAACATGTACAAGCGGATGATCAATCAAAGGATTGTCTTTGATCTTGCCGCCGGTAGCAGCGTGCTGCATGGCGTGAATGACGTCAGAATGCGTCGTCTGATCGTTGCCAACGGCGTCCCAGATGGTGTGATGTGCGAGGTGCTGATAGTAAGGGGCAAGACCTTCCGGCGTCGTGAGGTTCATCGCCCGCTGCCTTGCGGCAAGGCGTTCGACGGCCTCCGCGCCGCCAAGCCCGCTGCGCCGGGCGATGTACGGTGCCGCCTGCTTTGACGGATTTCCGGTGTGAAGGACGATCTGCCTTGCGTCGAGCGTCGGCTGATCGCCTCGACCGAGCAGGGACGCAATGAACCCCGCCTTGCTAGGGCCGACGCCGCGCACGCCTTGAATAAAGTCGCGCCATTCGGATGGGCTGCTTGTCCCCTGCTGTGCCTGAGCGACCAGTCGAGACACGTCGCCCTCACGGCCCGGCAAGTTTTTCGCCGCCCACTGCAGCGCGTCTGGGATGTCCGTCGTGTGGCGGCCAAACGGCGCCATGATCTGCACCGCGTTGCTGATCGAATGGGGGTCGATAATGCCGCGCTCCGCGTGCTGCAGGTAGCGCTGACCCATCGGCGTGTGCAGCCACTCGCCAAACGCGCCTTCTGGGCGAACCTTGGGCTCGTTGTGGTTGGGCAACGCCAGTCCGGCGGCGCGAACCTTGTCAGAATCGACGGCGCCGCGCTGAATGCTAGCGCGGGTGATCGTGTACGCCTTGATCAGGTCACGCGGCGTGAGGCCTACAGTGCCCGCCTTGTTTGCCGTGTCGTCCATAAAGCGACCAAAGGTTGCGACATGCGACGGGATTTCTTTTGTGTCGCCCAACTGCGCCTGCACGTCCTTAAGCGGACGCCACTTCCAGTCCTCAATGGCGCTCGTCTTTGGGTCCTTATAGCCGCCGCGCTTCATGCCTTCGGCCACCATCACCGCCCGCCGAATCGCCTTCTGCGGGTCTACGACGCCGCCCGTGGCTTTGGCGATGATGGCTCCGCCGTTTGCTTTTTCTGGCGCATACTTTTTATGAAACGCTTCGTTTTCTTCTTTTGTTAAAAAATCAGGAAGCGTCTCGCCGTTCTCGCGCATCTTTTCGAGTATTGGCTTGTACAGTTTTAAACTAGGCCAATGACGCGCATCGATCAAATCGGCGTTATGAAGATCTGAAACGTCTCCCCATTTACCTGACTTCACGAAATCCTGAACGTAAGGCATGTAGCGGGCTACAGGCTTGCCATTGGCCTTCCCCTTAATTTGAGCAATGTCGTCAGGACTAGGGTTGCCTTCATCGTCCACAACGCCCAATGAATGAAGTTCACTCATCCTTTCGTTTTCATCAGTCCCCAGTTCGTCGTGACGTTTGTTGAATTCGTCAAAGTCAAAATTGCTTTTAGGATGAGTTTCAACCGTCACATGAGGCTCACCTGTCTTCTTGTTGCGAAGACTAAAGATGCGAGAATGCCCGCCTGTAACATTGCTTGAATATCCACCGACGCAATGCCCCATGACATTGCCTTCGTAACTAAGCGCTTCTCTAAGGTCAGGGTCTTTCGCTTCTTGTCCGGGCGAAACCATGACATCTTCTTGTCCGCCATAGCGCAATGGGAATTGTTTGATCTCTTTAATAAGCGGATCAAAGTCGCCGTTTTTGTTTTTTTCTCTTAACTGATCGTTAAACGTGTCGATGTAGTTTTGCGCTTCTTCTTGCGTATCAAATTTTGCGGGGAAAGCACCATGCACTAAATGCTTACCCTTTTCATACTTCGGAGGAATGGCGGGCGTTGCGTTAGGCGAAGTCTTTAATTCATACCAAGCGTAGTGCGTGCCCGGATAGTCCTTGTGCAAGTACGTCGCAGGGTTGAATGCTTTTTTCCTGCTTGCATCCTCTCGATTCTTTTTGCGCCACTCGTTGATGTTGTGGACGTGCTCAACCGCTTGCGGCACGGACATGCGAGCCAACGACTCGTGGCGCAATTTGAAGTTATCAGGAAGATCGGACTCAGGATTGACGGCGTTATGCAGTTCGTCAATAAGGTGATCAAATCCCAACAAACCATGATCTATAGATCCAGATTCTAAATCGGACGTTGCTCCGTAAATTTTTTCAGAAGGATCTACTTTTTTCAGCCAAGGATGTTTTTCGCCAAAATTTTCGTAATCCGTCCAAAGCGGCATGTTTGAATAGCCAGAAGGCTTTAAAAGTTCTTCGGCCCTGAAAGATCTCCCTATGCTTTTGTCGGAAGCATTCTCCCACGCCTTGGCAAGATCTGACTTTCCTCGTGTCTCTGGATAACCCTCTCGCTTTCTGACCGTTTCGTAATGACGATCATAGTGTTGATTGTCAGGCGCGTAATGCAAAATTCCACGCTCTGCCAATGCACGCACGGGGTCACGCTCAGTGCCCATTTCGTTTTTGACGTAGCGGGTCAATTGTTTGTTAATAAAATCGTTAACGGCTTTAGTTTGATTGGCTTTGTTAAGCGTGTCAGTCAGACCCTCCATACGCGCAGCGCGAGCGGCTTCTGGGTGATTACCAATATTGGCAATTCCACGCTCTGCGATTTCCTTGGCAACTTCTGGAGTTTCGTGCGTTCCGAGATAGGTGGGAATAGTTTCTTTTTTCAAAGGTTCCAATGAATTTTCAACACTACCACTCAGCCAGTTGCCCCCCGGCTCCTTCATGATCTGCGTGCCCTGCAACTTGGGTGGCGTAAAGTCGGGCTCTTTGGCGTCGCGGTCTACCGTTCCGCCTGTAGATTTTTCTGGCTTAAGCGCAAACGATGGAACTGGTTTGCCCATTTCCTCATACAACTTTCGCAATTTTTTGTTTTCAGCGCGATTCCTGACATGCTGCTCAGAAACAAAAGGCGCGTTTCTCATCTCATCAGTAATGTCCCTAGCCCTCATTCCATAAGGAAAAACATGCACAGGAATTTGCGTATGAGGACCATACAATTCGCTAATTGCTTTTGATCGATGCCGCCCTTCGTGTCCCTTAACGTCCCACTGTTTTTGATCTTCATTCCAATCAGCATTTAAAAAAGGTTGCCCAAACGAACGACCTTTACGAAGATGATCTTTTAGAAAATCCAATGATTCCTGATCTGGGCTGTGAAGGGGGTATGCCATATCCAAAAATTCAGACACAGGCATGTGTCGAACCATGCCCATGTAATCAATATTTTTGTTATAAGGAACGGCTCCCGCACCTTCTTCAGGGTCAAATGACAGCGGGGGCAAATCGCGGTCTACTTCACCGCCTTCGGCTTTATGAATTTCAGGCTTTGACGGGTCAAAGTCTCCGTTGTTACCAATCGCGGACTTTAACTGATGCGGATGAAACGCAATGACCTCTTCTTCCTTCGCGGGGTCTTCGCCTAACGTGTACGGCAAATGGCCCGGACCCTTGTAATTAGGTCTCGTGCGGCTGCCGCCGTGGAAGATCCCGTCGTACCCGTCTGCAATCAGCGCATCACGAACGTGCTGATCAATCATCAGCGGGAATTGACTGTTATGCGGGTTATCGACGCCTGCGTAAGCCCTCGCCGCCCACTCAAGCATCTCAGGGCTGTCGAGCACCAAGGGATTTTTGATGTTAGCCCAGAGCGGCATGACATGAGTTCCGGTCTTGTACTGCGGAATGCCATGTTCGTTTTTGCGCCCGCCTACGTTGTGCGCTGCGGGATAGTGATCTTTGTAAGGCGACATCCAGACGGCGGGGCCGCTTTGCCATTTCTTGGGGTCATCTCCGCCACCCGGGGCGAACGTATGAAAGTCTTTGGGCGTGGCGTGATACAGCATCTTGTGATCGCCGCTCTCGTCACGCACCTTGCTGTAGCGCAAAAAGTGCCCGAGATTGGAATCACGACGCATGTGCTCATCCCAGTCATCGACTTCACCGCCTTCGGCCTTTGTGATGTCGGTTTCTTCAGAATTCTCATCGGAATCAGAATCAGAAAGAATTTGATGCGCCTGATCAAATGCCTTTTTCCAATTTTGAGGTCTTACATTGATCATATTTGCAGAATAGCCGCCATACCTGTCTTCAGGAGGATGATCGCTCATCCTGATGGTCGCTTGCTTCATCGTCTTAGGATGACTGGCTTTTAAATAAGTACTGATGCTTCCAAGAGCCTTGGAATGATGAACGGTTACGCCATATCCATGATCAGAAAGTGCCTGATATAACTTTGCAGGGCCTTTCTTGCCCATAGAGTTTAATTTATCGACTTCTTGAGCGGTCCAAGCAGATTTAAAATCAGGATGTGCCTGTAATCTGCTTTTTAATTCATGTTCGTTAGTAGATACGCCGTGCTCGCGCTCTACATCTGCGGCAATCTTTTTAAATGAAGGATGAAGAAGGTTGTAACCAAGAAGCATTCTGTTCATTGGAACAGAAATAGGCGAAGACTCTTCTGCTTTAGGCACTCCGCCCTTGCTCATGCGGTCGGGATTGATCACATGAGGGTCGCGGATCTGCAGACCCGACGATGACGTGTCCTGCATGATGCCTTTGGCAGTCATCAGGGCCTTTTTAATGGCCTTCGGGTCAATCATCGTCAGTCACCTTTCGGTTTTGCTTTCGCCGCTGCCTTTGCCTGCGCTTTTCGGTCTGCCGCACGCGCTTGGCGCTCGTGATGAGCCTGCTTGGCCTCGTGCTGCTGCTCGCTGTTGTGAATCAGGATGTCGCGAGCCAGTTCAATCGCCTGAATCTTCTCTTTTGACTGGCGATCGAGGTCACGATTTTGGTCTTCGACCATCGTATCGTGGTGTTTCAAGCGCATATCGTCCTGACGCTGCTTCATCTGAGCCATCAAATCGAGATGTTTGACGCCCAACTCCTTCGATTTGGTCTGAGCGTCCATCAAACGCGCCTTGGCGGTCATCAACGTGGCCTGCTGCTGGGCTTCATCAGGCGGCTGCACGCCACCCTGAACCTGCTGCTTCGGTGCAAACGCGCCCTGCTGCGCTTTTGCCTGCACTTCGGCCATCTTCGCCTGCGCGGTGAGCATTTTGGCGTCCGAATCGGACTTTTTGTTCGCCAACTCTGCCTGAATTTGCTGCAATTCCGGCGGCGGAGCCTGCTGCGCCTCAGGCGGCGCCATAAACTGCTGCGGATTGTTCCAGCCAATCGCCTGCAAGGCCGCCGTATCGATGGCGATCGGGTCGTACATCGACGGATTGGACTGCTGCAACTCCTTCAGAGCCATGATCTTCATCACGCGCTGACTGTGCGAAGCCGTATTCGGGTCCGCTTGAGGCACCAAATCGCAATTGTTGATGGCCTGAATGAACATTTCCTTGTCCCACTTCGTGCCGGACTTACAGCCCTTGCGCCAAAATGCTTCTGGATTGTCCTTAAAGCAGTTCACCAGCAACTGAAATTCTTCAGCCTGAGCGGCGTGCATGCGCTTGTGGACCGCGTTCATGACCTTGGTGGCCTGTTCGATCATCGCAAGCGTCGTCCCGACAGGCGCTTCCGCCTTGCCTTCGCCCACCTGCTGCTCTGACGTGCCGCCAATACGCATACCCGTCTGCGCCATGTCGCCAACCAACTGCATCAGCGCCTGCGACGGCTGCTGATAGGGCAGTGGCATGATGGCTTGGCTGATCGGCAGGCCACCCGTCTTCACCAGCGCGCCGCCACCCGGCGGCACGCGGAAGATGTTGGTGTTCTGGCGACCGCCGGTGTCCGCCATGAGGAAGCCGGGGAAGTTGGAATACATGCCCGCGTCAAGCAACTCGCGCCACGCCGCCGTGATGGCGTTGGTCGTGTTGCCCAGAATGTGCAAGAGGCCAATATCGTAAAAGCCCAAGCCCGGCACAAACGGGTATTTGACGAAGCAGGGTTTCGCGGTCGGCAGATCCTGATCGTCTTCGTCGTAATTGCGGACGATGGACAGGATCTCGCGCGACGAAACGTCTATCGTGACGCGGTAAGGAATTTCCAGCCCGGTCTCTTTGCCCTTAAAGGTGTGCTCGAAACCATTGATGTCGAGTTCGCAGTGGCACTCGTAGATCTCGCGATCGCGGTCATCGGGGTTCGTGACCGATACCGCGATGCCCTGCTGGGCCCTTTCTTCGCGCTGCTGGGCGTCCAGTGACGATTCACGCGGCGTAGAAAGGTCTATATCACGGTATATACCAAGGATCTGCAGCCGCTTGACCGTTGATGGTTTCATGTACGAGCGGTGCGTAACGCGCTTGGCGTTCTGCAAGTCGGTCGCCGCGTTGTTGACGATCAGGTCATCGGCGTCGATGGTCTCCGACACCGGGCGATTACGCAGCGGGCAGTTGTAGACCTTCTTGAAAGCCGAGCCGCCGAAGCCGAGCATGAAGAACATGCGGTCGGTGTCGGGGTAATACTCTTTGGCGACCGATGTCAGGTAGTGATTGAGGTCGTCTTCAAGCGCGTCGGCCATCTGGTCGGCGGGAAGCCCGCCCGAGCGAGAATCGTCGCGGATTTTTACCGGACCGTCAGTCGGCAGCATTTCCGAGCGAGCATTCGCCTGAAAACGCAGAACGGCCTCCAACAGAAGGGGATGCCGGACTTTAGACATGCCCTCGACTGGCGCGCCATCAGAAGCGCCCTGTAGGCCGGGAATCTCGACCTTAAGACCCAGTAACTTGATGCCATTGGCCCTGTCCGCAATCCAATCACTACGGGAATCGATGTCGTCGGCAATGCCGCGCATCAGGTCTTCGGAAATGCGATGCAACTCCGATTGCTCGATCTGATCGACCAAGTTATCGAACCAGCCCGACTCTTCCTTCTCCGCGCGCTCAATCGGTGAGCCATCGAGAGATACCGTGATCGAGCCGTCGCCGTGCTCGATGCGAAGGACATTGCCCTTCTCGTCCATGTCGGGCACGTCACCGCCCTCGTCTGCCATCTCGACGATGACGTTAGACGGCTCGTGCTCTTCCGTAGGCTCTGGGGCCAACTCACGAATGCTGGGCGAAAGTCCGGGAGTCATTGCCATGTTAGCACTTCACGTCCCAGCGCTTGAGCGCCAGATTGATGCGGCTGTTGGGGTCGTGCGCGGTCTTGGCTGAAGTCAGTTTTTCCTTCATGCCACACATACGCGAGCGAAAGTTATCGCGGCGGGCGGATGCCTTTGGGCTATGCGCCGCTTCAGAAGCGCGGACGGGTTTCTTGATGTCATGACCTTCTGCACGCAAAGAGGCCCGACCTTTCTCATTCAGACCGCCGGAAGGTGACTTACCTTCCTTCCTCGTCCACGCTTTAGACATGACACGTCCTTTTTACGGCAAAAGATTCTCCATCTCTTCTACAAAGCGACGGATGCCCTCCTGCGCGGCATTATCGTCCGTTTTCGCCGAAATTGTATAGAACCGATGGGCCTTCCCCATCCCGTCCTCAAATCCGCCCGTGACATCCACTTCCCATACGGGCATCGGACCGTCTTCCAACTTCTCTACGGTGGCCTGCGCTAAGACTCTGCTCATGGCTTATTCCTCAGGTGGGACTTGATCACCTCTTCCAATTCTCGCACCTGATCTTTATGCGCCGCCAACTCGCGAATCAACTTGTCGCGCTCAAGGCGAAACCGCTCAATGTCTCTATGAGATACAGCCAGTGCCTCCCGCAGCCGCATCAAATCGCCCATAGCGCGGATCTCCTGACGCAGGCTCTCGACCCAAAGAGGGGCGGGCAGCATCGGCCTTGTGTCGTCGTTGTCGCGCTCCAAGTCCTTTATCTGACCCTGCTTGTTACCCTTGCCGCTCAACGTAAACATGGTTCACCCCGGATACAGTGGCTCGCCACGGCCTGAGCCCCGTGGGTAAATAACCTGCGATTCGATCTCCGCAATCCGCTCCGACGAGCGCTGCAAGAGGCCGACGTCACGCATATGCCGCATCGCCTGCGACACGGTATCGACCAAGTCGTCGTGCTTACCGCGCGGAAACTGGCCCACCTGCGTGATCACCATATCAGCCCATTGGCGATCGGGCGCGTAGACCATCCCTTCGGCAAACAGGTGCTGAATCGAGTACAGGCGCGATAACTTGTCTTGCGACTTCGGATCCGACAACTGGACGGTAAACCTCTCGTTACCGTACAGGCGCCGCATTTCCTGCGCCACCGAGATACCCGCCGCCTTGTTCTCGATCAGCAGTTTATCCACTTTCAGCGATCGGCAAGTGGACGCCACCTTCTCGACCAATTCGTGCAACTCGAGCCGGGCCTGCCACGCCATCATCAGCATCACCTTCGGCGACCCTTCGGCGTAATTGCGATCAATGTACGACGGCCGCCCGTCAGGTCCCACAACCCTCGACGCCGTCGCCTTCGTCTCCTCCGTGAACACGCCCCAGATGGTCAACGCCGAATAGTCATTGCTGGTCTTCAGCGTGTAGGCTGTATCTAGAGACGCCAGAATGAAATCCATGGGCGGGAAGGCGGGGTCCTCCCACGTCTGCCACCAGTCGCGCTTGATGACGCCGCCGCCCGCAGGCTCCGGCCTCTGCTGCAACTGCCCGGCGGTGGCGAAGGGTCCCAACTGTTTCTCGAGGACCGTCAACTCCTCCTCGCCAAAGCGCTCCGGCCAGAGCAACTCCCCCGGCTCGCTGCGGGGGTCATTCCAGCCGATCTTGGTCATGAAGGCGCGCTCTGGCTCGTAGCGCATCGGCAGACACAAGTGGGTCCACTCGCCGACGTTCTTCTCCAAAATGTGACCCGTCAGGTCGTCCTCCGCCAGTCTCTGCTGAATCACCACGTACGCGCCCGTCTTCGGGTCATTCAGACGGGTGCTCATCGTGCCGTCCCACCAGTCAATCGTCGCCTGAATCGTCGCCTCAGAGAACGCCTCGTTGGCGGCGTTGGGGTCGTCGACCACGATGATCGAGCCACCTTCACCCGTCACCGCCGCGCCGATCGACGTGATCAGTCGCTCGCCGCCCTGATCGTTGCTGAAACGCGATTTGGTGTTCTGGTCGCTATTTAATATGAAGCGATCACCCCACAACTTCTGATACCACGGCGATTCGATCAACCGGCGGCACTTCACCGAGTCCCTGAGCGACAACTGATTGGCGTACGACGCATGGAGAAACTGGACGCCCGGACCCGACGTGGGACCGCGATCACTCTGCGCCCACGTCCACGCAGGCAACGCCACCGACGTGATACTCGACTTACCCATGCGAGGCGGGATGTTGATGATCAGGCGCTTGATGTCACCGTCCACGACCGCCTGCAGGTGCTCCGCCACCGCCTCAATCGGCCACCCGTCCACCCACTTACTGGAATCCAAATACTTCCACGCATGGCGCAAAAACTCGTACAGGCTCTCCTCGCAGTCGGCCCTCTCCAAGTCGATGAGTTGAGCCGCAGGGTCGATAATGACGCCGCCGATCTTGATGGCCATTACGTTGCTTCACCCCAACTTGTGGCAATGCGTCTGCACTTCTTACAGTAGATAACGGGGAACATCTCCCATAACAGTCCCGGCTTGAGCAAGCCGCGACAGGCTTTGCAGTGGGATTTCATTTCTCCCCCCTCTCCCGGATTCGAGCCGCAAAGACCTCGCCGCCCTTAACCGCTGACTTTCGTTCACACGCTTTCGCACACGCCTCACGCTCCTCCAAAACCGCTTGACGAATTTGCACTTCAAACATGGCTTGCGCTTTCGCAATAATGTTTTCAGCCATCTCTGCGGTCATCGGCGGAATGTCATCCCTGTTCATTGTTCCCCCTTGCGCGGATGGCCTCACAACACTCCGTTTCTGTCACCACACGCAAAAACTGTGCTGTTTGAGCAGACCACGCCGCATCCCACGCCACATCCCACGCCGCAGCCAACGCCACATCCCACGCCGCACCACGCGCCGCATCCCACGCCGCATCAAACGCCGCAGACCACGCCGCAGACCACGCCGCACCACGCGCCGCATCCCACGCCACATCCCACGCCGCAGCCAAC